CTGTCCATTCAGTGGTGCGTGTAACAGTGCCAGTAGCAATATCATTTTTTACTGATTGAACAACTTGAACTATTCCACCGCCACCGCCTGTTGGTACACCCGCCGTTGGTATAATTTTGTTGACTTTTAATGTGCTCATAATTCAAACAATAGTCCAAGTCTCATCGGTGCCAACTGTAACAGTTACACCTGATTGTATAGTAATTGGACCAAAACTGCCAGCATTTTGTCCGTTTGTAATAGTATAACTCTGCGTTACTGTTTGGTCATTTTCCCAGAAAATATTATCTGTGCCTCCACCAGTAGCTCCCGCGCCTGCAGAAGCCCAACTTAGCGTACCTGAACCATCAGAAACCAGAGCATAACCTGACACTGCAGCGTCTGTTGAAGGCAATGTCCAAGTTAAACTCGATGTTATTGTAGCTGGTGCTTGAAAACCTACATAATGTGAACTGTCGTTGTCTGCAAACCTCAAATCATTTTGTGCTTGTAAAGTTAAGCCATTTGAATCAAGAAATAATCTTTCTGTACCAGCGGCAGAAAATCCCATAACATTTGCTGATTTTCTAAATAAACCTGTGTCTGTATCTGTATCGAAAGATAAAGCGGGAGTCGATGCACTATTAGAATCATCTATTAGAAGCGCACCTGTCATAGTGCCACCAGATTTTAGTAATAAACCTAAATTTGCAGAATCAATATTACCGATTTCTGTAAATCCATTATTTGAAGAATTTCGTATTTTTAATATATTGCTTGTTGTATTCAGGAAATGCATTCCAGCAACACATTGGCTACTAGATAAATCACTTGATTTTGAATTATTAGATTGTATTGCTGAAAAAACATTATTCAGGTCAGTTCTTACGTTAGCTCCTGAAGCATTCTCAATAGTGTAGTTTGTTACGTCAGCCACAGTTAAATACTATTTTCCTCCATATTACCCTCCTTTGCCGAAACCAACAGCGCTGTAGGTAAAGTTCCTATCAATACTAGCATTACTTGAGTTTTTAAAATGAACTGTAAAACCAGTTCCAGATATACTACTTAGTTCAAAATAATCTCCTGTAGCCATGTTTTGTGGAGAAATGTTAACAGATGGTAAAAAACTATTCAAGTTTCCAAGTCCAGAGGTGCCTACAAAAAATGGTGAACTAAAAGTTACAGCTTTAGCACCTGAACCTGATGCTATTACAGACGATTGCTCAGTTCTCGATGGCATTGTAGCCGTATAGCCTGCTTGTTGTAGATTCATATTCTGTGCAGTGTCTGACGTTTCTAAAGTAATTCTAAATTGAAATCCTCTACCTTTAAATGTTCCATTAGCAAAATCGTTAAAAGATGAATATGTCGGAGAACTTGAGGGATTATCTGTTGTAGTTCGTACAGCTATTTTCGCATTTGCTTCATTAGCAATCGAGCCATCAAAATCAGTCCATGTGTCGATATTGTCTGTTCTATTGTCAAATTGATCTCCTGTGTAGAAACCTACTCCCTGAAAATGTCTTTTTAAAACCAAAGAAAAAGTAGCGCCTAAATCTAACGTATCAACAAAATCATAAGTACCACTAGCGTTTGCAGTTGGATCTGTAAGTTTTAGTCCACCTAAAGTTGAATCGAAAGTAAGATTTGATTTAGTTCCGTTATAAGGTGTTCCGTCAGTATCTTCTCTGTCTGTTTTAACAATAATAGAATCTAAAATATCGACTATTGATAAAGGAACACTTGCAGCTGTAGCACTAAATCTACCTCCATCATCTTGAAATTTTAATAAATAAGTCCCTGCTAAAGCGGGTACAATAATTTCTGTGACGTTACCAGCAACAGCCTCTATAACATCTTGCGCAGCTTGGAAAGTTGCAGAACCTCCTGTCAAATTTGTGTGCCTAACGTAAACTCGACCTCCATGTAAAACGTCAATAGCAGTAGCTTGAGTGAAGCGTAATCTTGCAAACTGTTCATTTATTGGCTCTACTGTTAGATTGCTTACGTCCTCAGGTAATGCAGTTTTACCTACAGCGGTAAAAGTAGCCGTTGCTGAATTTGCTGATAATCTCAATAAAGTATTGTAAGAAAATACCTCAAACGTGTATAAGCCTTTCACTGTATCTAATAACTCGAAGTCACTAGAAAAAACTATTTGTGTGACAAAATTTCCATTTTCTAATTTGTAATTAACTTGATATTGAGTAACTCCGTCTACTGGTTTCCAATCAACTATAAGTTTACTTCTAGCAATATTATTTATAACAACTGTTGTTTCTGTAATTGTTAAGGAACTTGGTGGTAATGCTGGTGCGTCTAATACAGATACAGTTCTTGTCGGCAGTGTAGTTCCATCTTCAATAAACGCATATTTTCCGGGAACATAAGATAAAGCACTAATAGAATAATTTACTCTGTCAGTTTCTTGTACTTCAATTACTCTAAAAAGTTGTGTTTCTAATGTAGTACTTGAAAGTAAATATGGAGAGCCTACATTTGGTGCTGAGCTATAAGCTGGATTAACAGTTAAAACTCCTGTATTGCTAATGTTTGTTATTGTTCTTTGTTCGAAACTTGAGTCTGGCAACATAACGCTAAGAGTAGGATTATCGTTCAATGCTGGCACTGTTGTTTCAGCTAGTGCGTCTATAGTAATTTCTGTAGTTGTTGCAGCTACAATTCTGCCTCCCCTTCGTTTACCTGCTCTGACAGGATCAGCAATTTCAATTACATTTCCGGGTCTGACTACTATTCCAGCATCTATTGAAGTTGTAAAGTTTACTACTTCTGATTCATTTTGTTCAGCAAACAAGATAGATCTACCTAGTCTTGCAGCTTGATTTCTTGAAGTACAAGCATATGCGGAAACTTGTTTTACAATAGATCCAAATTTAGTTTGTGTTGCTGCGTCAGCTTCTACAACTTCGTAGTCTATTTCTTTAGAATCCATATTAAAATAGGCTACAGAAACAACTGTATGTCTTTGTTTTAAACTACTACCTGAATATGAAAAACCACCTTCACCGACGTTAGATAAATTGAATATAAATACAGGGTCTTGTTCTTTATCTTGTGAAATAGTTACACTGCCTGCCGACCATATTGGCATGCATCGCATTACACCAGCCAAACTGTTTATAGCGCTAAATGCCTCTTGTGGAGACTGAATATTTACATTGCAGCTAAATCTAGCTTCTTGTCCTCCTTGACCATCATCAACCAAAGTATTTGCATATTTAGAGGCAGCTACAAAGGAAAATAAATCTAAATTAGAGTCTGTTATGTGATCTCCTAGACCATATCTAGTGTTAGTTAATAAATCTAATAAACACATAGCTGGACAATTTGTATAGACAGCTGCACCCATAACTCCGTTAAAGACGTAATTACTAGGATAAATAATGCGACCAGTTGCAGCATCTACAGTTGGTGTCAAACCTCCGTTAGCCGCTGGTATGCGTACCTTGATTCCTCTAAGGCGATATGTTCTCTGAGGTATTCGATTGAATTGTTTACTATCAATTCTTAAACCAAAATATGCACTGTTTGGATATGTAGATTGATTGTCGATAACCTCTTGAAAACTCGTAAATTCAAAACTATTAAATTTCTGGGTACTTGTACTATCTGCAGTAACTCTAACGACTCTTATATCTACAGGAAATGAACCAGTTAGATTAATTCTGTGATCTCTAGCGTAAGCGTCTGCAGTTCTACCGCTAACTGAATCTGTAATAACATCGCTGTAACCACCACCATTGTATTGAATTTGAATTTTGTATTCTACTGTGTCTCCTCTTATGTCGCCATCATCTTCAAGAATTTGTATTTGTGGCCAAGTTAAAGTAACAATGACAGCGTCAACATCTGTGTTAGTTATTTGTCTTGTAACTGGAGACGCAACAGTTACAGTAACTCCTACACCAGTTGGAGATCGACTTTCTGCTGGTATTCCTGATAAAGCAGTTTGATTAGCTGTGCCAAACTTACTGTTAAAAGTTACTTCTTTAAAATTAAAATCATTCGAGTCTGGATTTGAATTATTTGCTTGACTATTAAGTATTGGAGTGTCATCTAAAAAAACGTCTTTAAGGCTTGCATTCTGGTATTCAGTAGATGTTCTATCTGTTATTCCAGCTTTTGAAGGAGTTGCAAAGCCTTCTATTTCGCCTTCTGACACTAAATCTTGAACAGTAGCAAACGACCTACTGTGAAGGGTGTCAGGCGCTTTATATGGTGGTGGCGGTGCTTTTCGTCCACCTCCTCCTGAACCTCTAATAATTTTTTTATCTTTTGTCATGCGCTAACCTGATTCGTGTCGATTGCAGCTGAAATTACAACTGAGCCAGTCATGACCTCTCCATACACTATCGGCACAGGAGTACCAGCCCTTGAGGTATTTTGCAGCCCTGCAAAACTAAAAGATAATTTAGGGTCAGATGAAGATTCAAATTTAGGTATTTCAGGCAAAGGAAATAACATATCGCTTACACCACCTAATACCAAAGATGCACCAATCGCGCTAGTAAATGTCCCGACTCCTGTTAAAAAACCACCTTTTACAGCGGCAGTACCTCCTAATCCGTATGTTCCAAACATACCTCCTCCGGGAAGCATTAAGCTAATTCCAATGAGGGCAGCGCCTAACAGTATTTTATTAAAGCCACGACCAGCACCAGAAATGACAGGAATAAAATGAATATCTTGCTTTCCAATAGGATAGTCTAGTTCTTTTTCTCCAACTGCATAATTTCCTACTTTTACTTGATAATATTTTGGACTCATATATGCTTCTAATTTAGGAAAGTTATGAATTAAAAAGCTAACAGCTTGAGATATATTTCTAACTTCTACTTCAAATTCTTCATGGCCTACAAAATCAGCTAGTTTGCCATGTAGCTTAACTTTTCTCAGCATAGCGTAACCTCTTTCCAGTACATTTTAACAGCCATTCTGAATAAGGCTCTCTACAAGATAGTCTATCTGTTAAATGGTGGATTACATCGCCTTGAAAAAATAATGCCACATGATTTAGAGTTGGGTACATTATCGACATGAATAATAAATCCCCATCTTGTAACACTTCTTCAGGTCTTAATTCTCTAAAACCAGTTCGCCATGCACATTTTTCAAACATAGGTTGTTCATTAAATTCTTGGGGTGTTGTAGGTCTATCCCAATCTCTAAGCTCTATATTTTTGTTTTCTTTATACCAATCTCTGACAAGACTCCAACAATCAGTTAATCCCCAAACCCACTGTCTACCGATAATTGGTGGTTTGTAACCTGAAGGCTCACAATATCCCCATTGTTCTGTTTTTGGATTGACTATATGCCAAACTAGCCCACTATCTTCACAGCTAATTTGGTCGGCTTGACTTGCAACTGGTGGTGTTATTGGGTGGCTATGTATTACAGCAGTTATTTCTCCTAAAGAATCAGCCTTAACATAATCTTCAGGGTCTAGAATAAAACATTGATGTTGTGTCATAGATAAATTTCTACACGGAAAATACCTTTCTTTACCTCGAATATTCAATAACAATCCAACAGACTCTTTTGGATCTTCTTTTTTAGCGTGTTCTAGTGCTTTTTCTTTCCAATCCATTAAACAAATGTTCCAATACTAGGAAAAAGTGTCCGAGTACATTGTCTCTTAGGAATATTAACACCAGCCAAATCTGTAGGCGCTGCAAGTTCAAACTCTACAACTTCTCTGTTTTCTGCTGCTTTTCTATCTATTGAATAAATTTCTTCAGGGTATTCCGCGTTAGGGTCTGCATCTGAATTAGTGCCACTAGCAAAGTTAGCAGCATCTAAAAATTTAGCTTGCGTAGATATTCTTGTTAAAACTGCGCCTGTTAAATCATTACCTGTCGTAATTTTATTTACATCTAGTAATATTGCAGAAATAAATCCATTTTTATTGCTAATAATAGCTTTGGGTCTAGGTAATTGACCTTTTTGAAATGCAAAACCAGTAACTTCAATAGGGTATCTTAAATAACTATTACCTTTCCATATAACCTCTCCGTTTAGATTTAGGTTGCTTCCTGAATGAAATCTGTATATTGTGTTGACTCCATGAATTGCTGTAATTAACTGCAAGGTAAAAAGCTCGATAATTGCAGAGGGATTAGATAATTGTAAATCTGTAAATATCTTTTGATTGACAGTCATGTTGTCGGCTCAAATACTTGTCTAAAAGTTGCATTAATAGTAGCTCTATTTGTGTATCTGATTTGTTTTGACCAGTTTTCACAAACGAATTGTGACGAGCTAGATTCATTAGGTGGTGTAAAAGTGAAACTTGCTTGATCCTCTGCCCTTGCATCTAAAAAAGTTTCAATAGTATCTGCATCTGTTTCAGATACATCGAATTTTAACGTATATACTTTTGGGTTTTGATGTGCGCTTAAACCTAGCATTAATCTATGCTCGTAACCATCTGCAAACCTTATCGTCTTTACATTTGGCGCTGATCTCTTAGAGGTTCCATAAGTTGGATTAATTGATGGAAAATCAGCCATTATGCAAGTAATCCTCCGGGTCTCTGTTGTTGTAATATTTCAGATTGTACTGCAGCCGAAATTAAACGGCCAAGTTCTCTGCCACTATTTTCATCTCCTTCAACACTAGAGCCTGAAGCATCTACATTAACTACGATATTTGTGCCTGCGCTAATCGTGCCACTTGTGCTAGGTGTAAATATTTCTGGTCCACGTTCACCGACCATGTATGGCGATCCACCTTTTACTGGTCCCCCATTTGCTCTATTGCCTAAACTGAAGAATTTCCCAATTTCTCCCGGAAGTCCTCCTAAAAATGCATTAACACCATATTGAATCAAAGACCTCTGTATCTGGCCAAAGACCGCTGTAGCGACCTCTCCAAGAGTCTTAGTGCCATTTATTGCTCCTTCTATAGCGTCAACCATTCCAGTTCTAATACTTGTGCCTATCTGCTCATACAATCTTCCAATTTCTGTTAATTGATTGAACTCCGTTCCATTTAATTCTATTAACTGATCCATTAAAGTTTTTCTTGTCTCTATTTCTTCGTTTATTTCAGTATTTGTTGTGCTACTAGCTTCTGTTATTGCTAATATTTCCGCTTCTTTTTCTGCAATAATTGCTTTTGTATCTTGTATTAAGAACATTAGTTCGTTTAATTCTGCTACATTTCCTTTTCCTACTAATCGTTTTGCTTGTACTTGTACTTTGTCGAATAATACTAATATTTTGTCTAATTCTTCTTTAGTCGTGGCATTAGCTATTGTTCCCGCTCCTAGATTAACTACATTTCTTAATTTATCTATAGCCATATTTTCTAAACCAAATGCAGTTATATCTTCATTACCGATTCCAAACATATTTAATGGATTAGAGATTCCAGCAAGTTCTCCAAATGTTATATCAGCACCAGCTTTACCAAGCTCTTGGTATGCAGCACCTAACTGCACATCTTTCATAAGAGACAATGCTTCTGCAGCTTTTCCAACTATGTCGTCAATTATCGACAATATTCCCTTGAGTGATGGACCCAAAACTTCATCTAGCGCTCGAACCAGATTACCTATTTGTTTTGTTATATTGCTAAATTGCTGAGATAAAGTGCTATTCATTGTGTTCATAGCATCTGTTGCAGCACCTGACGAGTCTTGCTGATTTGCTAAGTTCTCGTTAAATTTAACAAGATCATCATTAATTAAAGGAAATATTGCTTTCATAGCTTCAACACTTCCAAACAGTTTTGCAATCTGATCTGTTGTGGCTCCACTGTCAGCAATATCTCTCAGTATTTGTTCAAAACCTTTCGATTCAAGTGCAGCTGCATTAAATTCTATTCCTAGTTTTTTAGCTATTTTTTCCGCTTCTCCTGTAGGTTTTAATATTGAAACTATTGCCTGATTTAGTCCTGTAAATGTTTGTTCTACTGGTACACCTTGCGCTGTAATTGTGGCTATCGCTGCGTTTAGTTGATCTATAGATATGCCTGCTGCTGCAGCTGTAGGTGCAATTCGACCTATCTGATTAGCGTATTGAGCAACAATAATTTTACCATCATTTTGTGTTTGTATAAATCCATCAACAATTTTATTCGCTTCTTTAGCCTCAAGTCCGAATGCGTTTATCACACTTGTAACAGCATCTGATACAGTTCCTAAATCAGACATACCACCAACAGCACCCTTTGCCGAAGCCTCTAATATAGTTGCTGCGTCTGCTGCTTCTGTAAAACCAGCTGAAGCCACATCATAAGAAGCTGCTAATAACTCTGTCTGTGAATAAGCACCCTCTAAATTTACACTTAGTTCTAATAATTTATGAGATAAAATATCAACATCTACTCCTAAAGTCCGAACAGCCATAGTAGCTTTCTCGGCTTCGTTATAACCCTTAAAATAATTTCTTACAGCACCAGCGACTAATAAACCACCCGCTAATAATCCAAAAGCTCCATATAATCCTTTGACACTACCAGCTAACCTATTAGATGCAGTTTGTGCATTTCTTAGGTTTCTTACTGCGTGTTGTGAATTGACTCTTAGGTCAATATTTGAAATAGCCACAATTTTTTAGCGTGTGCGTTGTCTGGACTCTTCAATGTGTCTTTTTTCTCTTTCAGCCTTTAATTCAAAATAAGCAGCATAGAAAATAAATTCTTTGTCTGTCATTCTGTTTCTTAGCTCTCCAACTGTCATGCCTAGTTCGCAAGATAAGAAGAACTCAAAATTGAGCCAACTATCTTGCTCTAGTCGTTTTTTGCATCACCTAATACTGGTTGTTCTGTCTCGAATAAAAATAATTCAAGTTGATTCAACACTTTTTCAGGTAATTCACGTTGAAGTTTGACAGCGTCAGCAAGTGCAAATGCTTTATCTCCGTTTTCCAGTTCCGCTAACATGCAAAGCATTCTTGTACTTTGAGCTAGTGGGTCTGTACTTGTAGTTGCAGCAGTAGCAGCGATTCTGTCTGACCTAGTTAAAGGTTTGAAATATAAGTCGATTACTTTTTCACCTTTTTCATTTTTCAATTCAAACTTGCGTCTTTCACGAACATTGAACTCGGTGGTTAGTAAATCAACTGTGCGAGGATTAGGTGTCATAAGTTAAACGGCAGAGGTAATAGCACCATTAGCAGTAAAGTTAACTGTAATAGTTTCAAGATCGCCAATATTAGCACTAAAATCAGTACTTGTAACGATTCCGTTAAAAGAAAGTTTTTTAGAACCTGAAGTATCGAGAAATAACTCGAATTGTGCGTCACCAGCGTCCTCTGCAGTTAAACAATCTTCTACTAATGTTTCTGTGTGGTTTCCAGAGGCAGCAGTATATAAAAGTTCTACACTACCAGTAGCAGAGATTAATCCACCTACATAAGCTCTAGAGGTGTCGCCATGATCGGTACACTCTAAAAGCTCTTTATTTACAGTGAGAGACCAGTTCCTTGTGCTAACAATAGTTTCAGCTGTACCTGAGCCATTGATAAATTTCACTGAACCCTCTTCACCACGAAAAAATGCCATGATTTAAGATTGAGTAATTGTCTACATATTAACCCTAAGATTTAGGATTAACAGTAGTTGATGTTTTCTTTGTTTGTTGAGCAGCCATATACTGCTTACAACGTGGATCCCAGAGTTCTGGGTTGCGCTTGCCTTTTACCTTTTCGATAACGTCAAGCATTTCTTCAGTAATTTTAGTCATAAGTCCTCATAAGCCTCGAAAGTCATACGCATTTGAGTTTGAAAAAATCCTTCAGGTATTGGATTATTTACGAGTGTTGGTCCAATAACTGGATCAAACACTACTCCTGACACGACTTGTCGATTATACAAATCGCGTATTCTTTTACCGATTACATAATTGCTGCCAGCTCCTATGTTTTGTCCAGTAAATATATTTATTGTAACAGCACCTACAAGTCTATTACTCGAATCAGTTGTACCGCCTAGACTCAGGTATTCATCTTCGCCAAATGCTAATAAACATTGAACAAAGCTACTATTAGAATCAGGATCAAAACTTTGATTTGCAAACACAACTGGAATAATTGGTGCATTTTGTAGCTCATCATTTAGACGACTTTCTATAACTTTTCTAATATCGTTTAAATCTACAGCAGCCATTATGTTCTCCTCAATATTTTTTGGTATTCACTCTCAGCCCAATTAGACATCTCTTTAGAAATAACATCAACCCAAGCGCCTCTATTTTGTTTACTTCCTGTAATACCTGCAGCTTTCCATGATGCTGGAATGCCCTGACCTGTCCCTGAAAGCGCCTCTGCATAGGGTAAATTATTGTGTATGTGATAAACATTGCCAATCTTTTCATCGAAGCCAGCAGCGTAATTAGTTCCTTTTGGTGGTGTTATAGTTTTAGAAAAACCACCTTTGATATTAGGAACTGCATTAGCCTCATTTTCCCCAATTTGCCAATCAGACCTAAATCTACCTGTGTCGACTGGACTTCCTAATTTTACACGTGCGTCACTTTCGATAACAACAGCTCTTAAAAGTTGATTTATTTGGAACTCCATGTGACCGCCTATTCTTTCTGGTGGTATTATCATCATTGGCTTAACCTCTCAAATAAAGTTCGTAGCTAATCGCTATATTATTTAATTCGTTTGTATCTATCTGAATTATTTTATATTCAATAGACGCAATAATTACATAATCTTTCGGTTTTGGGACAAAATCCAACCCTTGAGCAGATATTGTTAATTTTTTATCTTGTCCTGTGACTAAATCATTAACCTCTCTTTGTACAACATTTTCTAAGAAACCTTTAACAGTAGTGCTTGTCTCTATTTTATTAATTTCTCCACTATCCATATCGTAAGCGCTATTAGTAGACCTTTTTATGGTTACATCTCCTCCTAGCTTTATTAGAGCCTTCGAAGATGCCTTTTTTAGTGAAGAAGCAATACCCATTACACAGAATAAGCTACAACTGAACCACTTGCTAAAGTTATGCTCGTAATAACTCCTTCTATAGAACAATTAGAATTAACTGTAACGCTAGTCTTTGTTCCTGTAATATTTTCAGAGACTAATGTAGCTATTACTGTATCCTCCAACGCTTTCACACATTGAAACCTCCCTGTATGTGCTGTTTGGTCAGTGATAATTTCTGCTGCAGAATAGTAGCTCATTGTTAACTCCTTTTAATTGATACGTTGGCGGGTCCACTAATCCTAAGACCAGTGAATAATCTTTCAAATAGTGGTGGCACTCGATCAGCACCCACAGCACCATAGAAATTTGGTGTTGCTTCTAGACTACCAATTTTTATGTCTTTGTAGTCCTCTAAACCTGATAATCCTAAACCATCTTTATTGTTATTTAAATAAACAGCTAGTATTGCTTGCGCCTCTTTCACTTCTTTTGGTATCTCTGTTTCTGTGTAGTAATCAGTTGTAATTCTATATGGAAATCCGCTGGTATAAGTGCTTGTAAAAGTGTCTGGCTTTCTTACCCCTTGTCTTGGCCATTGCAATGCTTGTGTATCTGTCGCCTTTGCTCCTAAAAATCTTTCACGATCAATTCTTACAGTAGCTGTAAATAAAGCTCTGTTTTTTTGGTCTGTTGTAGCGCTAGACCATGCAACAACGTCATCATCTTCTATCAAACCATCAATAATGGCTTGTGCTTGAGCAAGAGTCTGATAGCTATTTGCTGTTGCGCTTCCTACTGTTTCGACTATTGAGATCGCCATTTACTTTAGTTTGTTTAACTTTTTTAGTTTTAATGGGAACAGAGGCCACTTTTGCAGCCTCCTGTTCTCGTTTACGTTTAAACGCAAATATTCCCATTAACCAGCCTTGAAAACTATATAGTTCAAGACAATAGCTTCACTAGCCGAAGAGCCTGATACATTACCAACAGAAATCTTAAAAGACCCATCAGCAATAGTATTAGCTTGAACAATATAAGTTCCAGCTGTTCCAGCAGAACCATGATTTACTAAAACTACGTCTCCTGAACTAACTTTTGAGTTAGTAACAGTAAAAGTAACTTCAGCAGCAGCAGCTAATGCAGCATTGTTCATAGTGATCGCGCCAGCGACATTGTTTAATGTCACACCAGTAGCTTTACTGGTTGCTTGAGTCACAGAACCTGTTTGTGCTGACACAACTCCTAAAGCAGAGCCTGCAGCAGCTTCAAATAAACTTGGCATAATAAATTACCTCAGTTAATCCATAGTTGAAATGTTAGTAGCTCTAACAATTCCTATGTTCTTAGTTTCGTAAACCTTCGACCAGTTGCTTACAGTTTCAAGTTGTGCCTGAGTTGGGTTTGTTGTTGTAACAGCCCACTTAGAACCAACAGGGTGGTAACAGTAGTGCAAGTCAATAGACATAGCATCTGACTTTGCAAGAATATCTCTGTCTGTCTCTGTCTGTAGACCAGCTTGCTCTCCACTTGCTACAGCGCCAGCTGTAAAGAAGTAAGTAGAGTATTCAGTAGTAGAGCCTGAACCAGTAGTTGCTACGTCATCTGAAACGATAACGCGTAAACCACAATATGTAGGAACAGTGTCATTACCACCGCCATAAGCTGGTGTAATTGTACCGCCAGATGCTGTAGCTGAACCGCCATTGCCATCTGTAGCAAGAACATAATCAACTAATTTGCGCTCGACTAAATCGTAATATACAGCTGAATGCATGCAAACTGCTGCAAGTTTGTCTCCTTGATCTCCAAGAATAGCTTTAGCTTTAGCAACGTGTCTAGGACTAAGAACAGTTGGTGTATCTCCTGAACCACCATCTATTGTTAAACCGAAGAAAGCAGCGTTAGAGTCAGTTGTATTAACTGAACCAAAAACACCTGACAAACAAGAAAGTAAATCTTTCTGTCTTTGGTTAGCAATGTATGCTCCTATCTTTTGACCGATTGCAGCCATTGGATCTGAACCCGCTGCTAGTGCAGCTAAATCTCTAGATTCAAATGCTCGTCCTCTGTGTAAGATTACCCCAACTTGCTTGCCAGTTGTAATCTTTCCGGGAGTTAATGAACTTGAATCAGATAAAACCTCGAAATCTCCGCTTAAGTTTGCTGAGAAAAAGGGTACATTGATGAGATCACCACCCTCAGTAGCATTTAGTTCTGCCATAGGTTGAACAACACCACTCTGTAAGAATGCATCTCTTGCAGTAGTCTGTTCTATGACGTATGGTGTAAATACCTCTGGGATAATCACATCACTCCTGAGAGTGGCCATGAATAAAACCTTTTGAATAATGTTTACAATATAGCGGGCGCAGCCCTACAGACTTTGGCGCAGCCTAGTCTAGTTACAGTTCATAATAACCAGAAAACACTAAAATTAACAACTATTTCTTAGCTTGTGCTTTTAATTGATCGTATAAAGGCTTATTTGTTCTAAATAATCTCATCTGTTCTGTAAGATTGCCTCCGTTTTCAAATGGGTTTTTGTCCATTCCTATCGGCATTGTAGTAGATGTCTTTCTGCCTACTGGTGCGCCTGATCCTCTCGCTGGATCTGATTTTTTTAACCAATCTGGTAAGCTCTCAGCCCACTTAGCAACTGGTGTTTCTTCATATCCATCAACAACAACAACTGTGCCATCTTCTTTTCTTTTTATTTGCTCTGTACTTAGTTTAGTTTTTAAAACCATGTCAGGATCGTGTACTATTTCTGCTAAAGCTGAGACAGTAGGTGTAATTAATTCGAGTTCGCGTACTCTCGCTTCTAATTTTTTTATTTGTTCATCTTTTGTTGCACTTGCTTCTCTAAATTGCTGATCTCTAGCCTGAAGCGCTTCAGAATATTTGCCTTTAGCTTCAAGTTCAGCTTGTTCTGCTTTCTGTTTGAACTCTAAAAGTTTTTGTACGTCTGTACCATCTGGCATTGCTGCTAGACTCTGTTCAAGTTTTTGAAATTTCTTTTTCTCGTCTAATAATTCTTTGTTTTTTGTGTCCATAGATTGAACACGGCTTTCTAGAGCCTTGATTTGTGAAATCAGCTCTTCATTGTTAGCAGTAGGCGCAGCCTCTTGCTTTTGTTCTTCAGACATACCCGCAAGGTAAATTTAATACTATACTAGCCTACCATTTTACTTTGTCAGCCCAATAAGCTGCACTCATCTTACCTTTAGATATATGTTTAGCCATTCTAGCTTTGAAACTTTTTTGTCTATCTTTACCTTTTTGTGTTTTTGGATTTGCGCCTGCACCGCTGACACCTTGCTGACCAAATCTTATTAATTTAACTTTATCGCCTTCTTTTGCTAATACTGCGTGACTGCTTCGCGGGTGTTTTGAAGTTCTTTTCGGTTTGTTATAACCACTAAAAGTTTCACCCCTGTAAGTAATAGCCATTATTTTTTCTTCTTAGGTGCTGCCCTTAGTTGCGATCTTTTTTTTAATACTGCATTTCCTGTAGATTCAGACACAAGACGTATTACAGGGTCACTATCAGTACCAACTCTAGTAATACTTCCTCCACTTGGTCCCTTAATTGTAGCTCTCTTTCCAGCTACACCAGTGACTTTGCCAAATGTACGAGTGCCTTGATACACCCAACTAACTCTACTACCCTTTCGCATGATCTTCTAATTGTTGGATAAGTTTTGTTTTAGTTAGCCTTCTATCTAACTCCAAGCCTATTGTACGACCATATTCTTCTAATTCAATCTTCGACATTGATTTAAAATTTGGTTTTGTAGGCATTGGACAATTAACTGGCTCTGGTTTGCCAGTATTAAATTGATACATTATTTTTTGCCTCCCTTCTTCTTTTTCTTCTTTTTCTTTCCACCCATTTTATACATAGAAGCTGGCATTAGGTTACTCCATTTTTTTCTAGTATAGCTAATTCTTTGTCGTCCTTTTTAATTTGCTCTTTACCCTCTAAAACTTCTACATTTTCTGCTCCATAGAGGTCAACTAAAAAAATATATAAATCTTGTGCATGTATATTGCCTAAATTCAAGATGTGGCCTACAGAATTGTATGCAAACTTAGATTCAAACTCTATATCTGACTTGAGTTCTTCACTTCCAGAGAAACGAACAAAACTAGGACTAGATTGTAAAGTAATTGTTGTAGATTCTTCGCCCTCAGTAATTTTTATAATTGTAGCCATTAGTAAGTTGTGCGAGTAAGGGACAAAATCATGTAAAAATGATCTGGGTCAGCTTGGAATAGCCTAAACATATTTTCAGGATCGCTGAAATGTTCTGCTCCCATACTAATAACTTCTGTTGCCTCGTCAAATATTTCGCCAGCTTTTACACCTTTAGGGATAATATTAGTGTCTAAAGATGAAGTCCTATATGGCCTGCCAACATAAGGAGAAATAAAACTATCTGCTAAAACTGCCTCTCTTAAATAATATCCGTCACTAATAGTACCTTTTAAGTTTTTTGGACTTACAGGTGTCAGACTTTTAACTCTATTATTTCTGAAGGCAATAGCTAATGATGCATTTTTCTCATTGAAACCCTCAAGACTATGCGCAGCTTCGTGAAATACTGTTGCTCTTACATCATTTTCTCCAAAATATCCTGTACTTTCAGCTGGTACTTTTATTAAACTACCGCCTCTACCTGAACTTGTGTTATGCGCTCTACCACTTGCAATCTTTACAGTGTCAATCTGATTGGGTCTAAACTTAATTTTTCTACCACGTTTCGTTATACCACCACCATTAAACATTAATGCGAACTCTTCAAGATCAGCTTTTATAATGTCTCTACCTTCTTTTTTACCTATAAATTTCATATTTTTTATTGCTTCTTTCGCTTCAGCCCTAGTAATTGTTGAGTTAGCTAAAGCCTCTTTACGCAACTCAAACATTTGCATTGTTCCTTGTTTTTCTATTCCCGCTAGTTGTGACCTTATTTTTAATTTTTTGTCTATAAATGGTCTCTTCGATGCTATAAGTAAATCTCTTTGCGCGTCTAATTGTAGCCATTTATCTCTACTCGATGTTCTATTCATTTTTCTAGCAAGTGCATTGATTTTATCTTGTATTTCGCTTATCTCACCTCTTACAGTTGTGTGTTGTCTCAGTAAACCCTTGTATTCTTTTCTAAAACCATCTAATGAAGCCAATCTGCCAGCTACTATGTCTTTTCCGCGTGATATTGCAATCTTTGGTTGAACTGTAGGTGCATAAGTATCTTTAGCTGCTTTCCTTGCTGCAATTTTTGCTGGTTTAGGTACAGGAGTCCTTACAATAGGGATATTTTCAGGTTTACCATATCTAGCTTTAAGTTGAGTTAGTGTAACTCTGCTTCCATCTGCCCTTACGAACTTTGCTAATGCTGTTCTTGGGTCGTCTCTGCTTGCTAATCTTTGGAAATATCTAAAAGAGCCTTCAAATTTATTAGTATCTTTGTTAAATTTACCTCCTAGTATTTTAGCTTGTACTTTGTTTGGCTGCATGTATAACCATTTAGCGTAATCAGTGTCAGCTGACATTTGGCCATCTGCCGTAGCTCGCTTCCTTGCTGTAGGTGGCGGGTCAAAAGGTAAGTTCTCATAGTCGATCTCAGGGACAATAGTAGACCTACAATTAAAATGTTGTGGTGGTTTTGGTCCCTCTTCATATTTGAATATTCTTCCATCTAAAGCACCGCAAACAGCGGTTGTTCTACTATCTAGAGTAGCCGTATATCTGTATTTTTTAGTTATATCACTATTAGCTTGATATACTGTCATAGCTGCATTATTAGCAACTTGATTTATGCTAGTTCTCACAAGGGTTCTGACCTGATTAATGGGTGGGCTAGTTAGTAAACCACCTTTTTGAGACATCTGTAGAATATTAGCGTTATCATTTTCTTTGCTATTTCCTAATAATCTCCGTGTTATTTGTGGTGTTGTTTCTCCTGTCATTAATCCATCTCGTACAGTATTCCTGAATAGCTGTACTGAGTTGTCAGCGATCTTATCAAATGCCTCTTGTACTATGTTGCCGTTAGGTAATGTTATGTTTGCTCCGAGTGCATCTGAAAGACTTGTCTCACCTAAAAAACCAGCTAATTGCTGTCCTACAGCGCGTGATCTTATTTTTGTAGGGTCAACTGATACAATATTTTCTGCAAATTTTCTGCTAATTTCTACACCATTAACTTGTATATTTTTCCTTAATCCTCTAGGAATCACTCTTTGCAACTGGTTTTCTATAAAGCCTGCCTCTACATTTGCAAGTCCTTGTAATTCTTTAATTACATGAGAATTGGCATATTTTTTCCACCCACTAAGACTTTTTTCCAGTTGAGCCACTATAGATCGAAGTCTTGCAGCTCTATAACTATCTCCTAATCCCTTGCGGTCTAGTACAGCAAGTTCTTGAACAGATCTAACGCAAATATCTACAAACCTTCGCGCTACATCAGTAGAGACTTTGTTGCCATACCGATTCAGGTCGATAGCGTTTCTAAATATTGCATCTGGCAAAGCCATTAATTATCACTCCTCTTGCTCTTCTTCTTCAGGCTCCTCCTCTTCTTCTTCAGGCTCTGGTGGGTCAGTTTCTGTTAAACCGCCCATCTGGGTTGCTTCTACCTCTTCCTCAACGTCAAACTCGTCTCCTAATACTTCGCCTTGTGTTAGTTGGTCTAATAAAGTTTTTTGTGTAATTGTTCCAGCAGTATATAACTGTAAAAGTGCTTGTATTTCTTGAGGCTCTAATCTAGTGCTTAAGAAATCACGATTAACAAAACTACTGCCAACTTCTGAACTATTCAGATAACCCGCGTGGAATACTAAGCAGTTGTCGATTAAATCTTGCATTTGTTGCGCAACTACCATCATAGTTGAGTCTCCTTGTGACCTGTCTATCTTCTTGGCCTCTGCTGTTTCTGCACTTAGTTTTTGGCCTAGTACCGCTGCTAAACCTAATTCGTTGATTTGTTTTTCTAATTGCTCTAGCCTTTGAAACTGTGAATCGAATGATCTACCAGTTGGCTCGATATACTCTGCTCTCCCTTCCGCTGGAAAGGCTATTGCTTCTCCGGGTCCAGCGCTAACCTCCTCAGAACTTTGAGGAAAACCAAAGAAACCGAGTAATGGAACTGCTGATATGTGAAGCTGATTATCTAAATCGCTTTGTACTTGATAAGCCTTAATGTTCAACTCTGCAATATCTTCAAGTGGTGGTCTTGATTCCATATAACTAATTCTATTAGCGTATGCTACAGAAAAAGGTATTTCAGGTGTAGATAAAATACCTTCATCGTAAATTATAAATTTTCCATCATCATTTTTTCTGTGAATCTCGTATTTTCCGGGATAAAGTACTCTAACTTGTGTAACTTCTTTTTCTCCGTATTCTCCGTCAGGTTCTATTAGTTTTTCTAACAATCGCAACTGAGTGAAGGTAGTTTTGCCATCTATTACTTGTGTCCTAAAGCCTAAAATTTCTCTTGGAGTATAAGTAACCCAATATGGCCTACCATTTCCTTCAGATGGAGTATCAACTAGGACTCCAACGTGACCATAACGAATCATTTTACGCGCAGCTTCGTAAGTCCAGACGTTGAGATCATTTCCTTGTAAATCTACATCGAATAATTGTTCTCTTATTGTGTCGCCTACGTCTTGTAGCTTAACTGGTTTCCTAGTAAGCATACCTGCAAGCATTCTTTCTAGTCTTTGAAAATAAGGTGGACAAGTGCTTCTAGCTAATCTATTTTCGTATGATTCGTCTTGCTCTCTAGGCTCTTGTGGCAAATATTTTCTATGCTTCATTCTTATCTCATACGTACCGCCAGCCAAGTCCTCGATTAGTAACCAGTGTGGTTCTTGTAGAAACCAACTAGCTGAAGGGTCATTTACGTCTGTAGTAAAACCAGTTCTCTCTCTAGTAAATTTTCTGCCGTAAGCGCTATACACAATAGAACTCCCAATTTTTAATCATAGTGTAATCCATTAATACAATCTAACACCAGTTCGTTTACCTGATCTTGCAAATAGTGGGTTAAACTCTCGCCAAATTAAGTAGCCTAGCGCGTCATTCATGTGATCGTAGCCAGCTTCTTTGTCTGGCTCTCCTTTTTCAGTATAACTTTGTAATTCAAGACATTCAATTAAGCGTTTGCAACTGGCATATATGTGTAAACGTACTTGTCCTTTTCCGTTACATAACAAACCCTGTACGGCAGAAACCCTGTCTCGTATTGGCGGGTTACTTTTAGCGGAAAGGTTCGAGTACCCATAGGTCTCGAGGATTTGTATGTCTGTCTTAGTGGCATTTGTACTACGATTTCCTCCTGTGGCATCTGGGTAAACGTAAACCCTACGATCAGGATATCTACGCTGTATTTCCTGTGCAAGTGCGTCTGTATCATGGGCTGACGCTATTTCATCAAATACTAATAATTTTTGTCCTAGCTTTACTCCTATAACTGCACTCATATTGCCAATATTGAAGTCTACACCTATTCTCAAAGGCTCATTTGAAATATCTGGAAGTGTGTCTACAATATTTAGTTCTCTAACAAATCTGTCATAAACTTGACCAGTTGTAAGATTAGTAAATTCTCCGTTGAGATACGCTTGCAACATACTAGGGTCGTAGTTTGCTTGCATTCGTTCTATGAAATCTTCTGGTAAATGTGGGTTGTCTTGCGTTCTCATCTTTATTAACATTCTGTCGTTTCTTTCTTGCGCTGCTTCTGATCCAAAGGTATTCCACATCCATCTGAAACCCTCTGGTGTGCTTGCTGCGCAAAACTGCCTGACATTACCAGCCCTTAACCTCCCTAAAATCTTAGGAAATGCTCTATCGCAGACTGATGGTGAGACTGTGTCGATTTCGTCAGCTAATACAAAGGCTAAATTTAGACCAATTATCCTAGACCAGTTCTCAAAACTTCTGCATAGTATCTTCGTATCGCCTTCAGGTAAATGCAAAATGTATTCAGGTAGTGGACTAGCTCGGTGTGTATAAGGAATCTCGTAATATTCTAAAAATTGCTCAAAATCATTTTGCCAAATATCTCTAATTAATGGACCAGTTGGCTCCATAACTGCGCCTGTGAAACCTACATTCAAAGCTGCTAACTTAACACAAACCGCACATAACGCTCTAGTCTTACCCGCACCATAACCAGCTGATAAGCCTAATATCTCTATGTTGCTATTATCGAAAAATTGTTTTTGTGGCTCGTGTAGGTCGTTTCTTATCCTTTCTAGTAGTTCGGGTGTACTAATAGAAACTCCACTACTGCCTGCTCTATCTAGTACTGATCCTTCTCTAGTTAAGATACTCATGTTGATATTTGTGCGATCTTAGCCATTGAGTTAATACAGCCTAATGCAACGTGTAGTTGGTTGTTGTTTCTAGCCTCTTTTTGTAGGCTTGCAAGCTGACTTAAAACTTCTGCGGTAAACTGCCTTCTGTCAATATCAAAATCTTTCTTGAGAACCATTCTAGCGTCTTGGATATACTGATCTGATTGCCTTTCCTTCAACCCCCATTCGTTTGCGGTATATCTGATTAGTTCTGACCTTGTCGCACCTTTACCAATTAGCGCTGCAATTCTTAGCGTTCTAAATTCTTTTTCATTTCGATTTGCTTTCTTTTTCACTATTTTTTTAGATTATGGAAAGAGTCAAGCGCGTACCAAACGTGAGAGTTTCTATAGCCTCCCTGATGGGTAGGAATAATTGGTGTAACTCCATGTCTATTTCGCCAAGCTGGATAAACCAGTAATGAATTATCAGTTTGGTCAAATGTAGCATTGTAATCTGGGACGTGTAAGTTGCCACCCTTACTATTGCGTCTTTTGGTAATAATCATATTTATAGCACCTTTTACGTTTGCGTGATCTTGATGAACTGGTGCGGATATATTGCAATTCGAGATAGTTGAACTGAAATTATTAGCGAATCGCCAGTTATCTGGTATTCTTTGCCTAATCTTAAACAGATGACCTTCTGCAACAGTAGGGATATATTTTTGTACTAGCTCGAATGATTTTATTCCCGCTGCATACATAGCTTTAACAAAGGTATTCGCACTTTTAACAGAATGAACAGACGATCTACTAGCGTATGGCCTTCGCATATGTGGTTTTGGTGGGCATGAACCTAGAATAGTTGAATATTGCAATACTTCAGCTTTTTTATTATGCAATCCGCTAGACCTTTTCATTTCTGATTTAGGGACGCGCTTAGTATGTATTTCTCTGTCAGCTATATTCACAAGGTTCTGCAAGTCGTCTGGCAAAGTTTTTATAAACAAACCCACAGGAGTACCATCTGGGTCTATTAAAATGCAATCTTCGTGAATATTAGGCTCGTAACCGCCTACGCTATCTCCAATTTTTAAAGGAGAAGTTACTGGTTTTAAGATGAGTTCAGGAAGGGTCATTTGAATCATTTGTGTCATTTACTGTCATTTACTATCATTTAATCTAATTATTTGGGTGTAAAAGGGTGTAAGACGTCATTTTGCATCATTTACTCTCATTTACTTCATAGTAACTAGGTGTAAAAGTAGTAAAGTCGGATTTACACAGAGTAATCGTGTGTAAAGTGTGTAAACTTCGATTTACTCAAAGTAATTAGGAGTAAAAGGTGTAAATGTAGGATTTACTCTAGTTACACCCATTTAATCAGAGTAATTAGGAGTAAATAGGATTTACACCCGCTTACTACCTTTTAAAACAGTAAACCATTATGCAAGGTGGAAACCAGCTTTCCCCCCACATTAAGACGTCTCTTTCTTCATAGTGGATTGTTTTATATGGTGCTTCTACTTTGTATTTAATTTTTTGTTTCTCTATAACTTTCCATATTTTGCTTAGTTCAGGGTCTATATCGAAACTCCATTCATAGACCAGTTTGTTAAAACTACTTTTTGTATGGGTAAGTATTGGTATCTCTGCGCCTTCTATATCCATCTTGCAGTTATCAGCTAGTTCAGCTTGTTCATCAAAATTAAGACAAGGTACTTTTATAGCTTTATTACTCTTCTTTTTCATTATGGTATTGCGCCAGACATTGCCATTTTGGGCTATTGATAGTGTTGTATCTTTCCTAAAATCATGCACTAATGCAGCTTGTTTAACTGTTATTGCATTCTGAAAGCCATTTAATTTAGCGTTTTTTTCAATTAATTCGCAGTTAAATGGGTCAGGCTCGTATGTAATCACGCTTGCACCTTTTGATGCGGCTAAAAGTGAGAATGCACCCACGTTACCACCGCAATCTAACCAAGTTTCATTACGTAAAACTTCCATACCTTTTTTTAGGTACGATTGATTAGAAAGCACCTCTATGAAAGTCTTAATATCGGAATAGCCTTCTCTATAGAAGAACTGAACTCCGCTTATTGAAGTTTTGGTTAACTTCATTAGCTTAGTGCCTTAAGCGCTTTAACTAATTCTTGGCCTACATAAATACCTTTTTTCCTTGCCTCTGCAACTACTTCTTTTGCCTCTTCATAATCTTCAGGTCTAAACTCTATTTGTATTGCCTTTAATACATCGTTAGCTAATTCGTTTGTAGGGTCGTCAAAATCTTCTAAAGATCCGTAATCAGGATCGTCAGCAAAGGTTGGTACATCTTCACCCCAACCCAAAACAGATAGGTCGAAACCATTTTCTGTGAGTTTCTCTAATTCAATTTTTAGTAAATCATCGTCCCAACTAGAGTTTAAGGCCAGCTGATTATCTGCAATTATGTATGCTTTACGCTGATCTTCAGTTAAATGAGAAAGTGTAATTGTAGGAACTGTCTCTAATCCTATTTTTTTTGCAGCTGCTATACGGCCATGTCCAGCTATAACATTGCCAGTGTCATCAACCAGCACAGGATTAGTAAAGCCAAATTCTTTAAGAGAATTTACTAATCTTTCTATTTGCAAGTCACTATGAACTCTTGGGTTGCCCTTATATAGTGTTAAATCTATTATTCTAGATTGCTTAATATGTTCAGGTGAAACTACTGGGTAGCTTGGTGTTGTGGTCATAGCGAGATATGTAACTGCCCTGAGTCTAGCTCTTTTTTAGACAGGTACACTTCTTTAGGTCTTGGCTGTAGCCAGATACGTTTGCCGTTAAGGATTCTATAGTTACATTTTTGTAGTGGGTCGTAGGCAATGTAATCTTTGGAGGTGCGGTAAGATAGCCCGCGCAAATGTGCTTTTTTCAAGGGTAGAAACGTATAGGGGAATAATTACAGAGGCCTCAGAGTGCAATCTGAAGAGAGTAAAATCAGCTATTTAACGATTTAAGCTTAAAATTTGTTAATTGATCTTTAACTTGTTGCATTTCTGCGGGTAATTCTGTTTTTTTGCTTTTTAAGTTTTTTTGGATTAATCGACTCATTAGTGTGGCAGTCTCTTTCCATGCTTTTTTTCTTATATTATGTAGCTCTCTAATTATATCTTTATCTACATCAATACCGACGTTATTTCTTATATTACCATCGCCATTTCTAAAACCATGTGCAACTAATTGTGCCTCATCATTATATTTAGGGTAGACAGCTTCGCAATAACAAATAATGGCTAAATCACTGCCAGCTTGTTTCTTTCCAGACTCTGTAATGTCGTAATCTGGTAGGTAATTATTAATTAATCCATCTGAATTATTAACTATTCCAGTATCATTGCAAGCGTAGCAGTTGTGAACTGGTGGTCTGAATGTAATATCTCGATCTATTGCAGATCGTTTGTAGTTTTGCATGAGGTTTTAAAAGGGTTGATTACTTGGTTTATTTGCAAGCATGGGATTTAATCTTGACTTAGATTTCTGCTCGCGCAACTCTAAAAACTGTTCGTATTGGCCATTCTTAATCCATCTGAAACAATCAGGCCACATCGGTACAAATTTTCCATCTCTAATTAGTTTTACTCTGAGTCTAGAATCTGCCTCTAGTGCATCTTCTAATTTTTCTTGTGTTTTTTTATCAAGCTGTTCCCATTCTCGAAATGCTGGTTTCTTAGATTGTGAAACACATTTATTATTTTGTGATTGATATTTTTTCCAAAAAGATTCAAATTTTTCTGAATATCCTTTCTTTTTAGTTTTTTGTTTTAGTTTAACTTGTTTTACTTCAAGTTCATCTGGTGAACCACCCCTAGTTGTTGAGATACACTGCCCTAGTTTATCTGGTGTACTGGTTGCTGAGATAGACGTCGGTTGAATACTGGTTTGTGATGGTGCTGGAACTCTACATTCGTGCCAAACTGTAACTTTATAAGCGTTAGTCTTTTTACCATTTTCATCAACTCTGTTTATTTTTTGAAGCCAGCCAAGTGAAACTAATTGTTCAACAGTGTGAATTACCTTTGTTCGACACATTCCCGCGTCTTTAGCAATCGTGCTATAACTAGGCCAGATATTCGGATAGTAGCTTTGCAGCGTCCATAATACCGCTAATTGGTGTGGGCTAATTCTTCCTTTCAAGGCAGTAGGCAAAGATACGAAAGGAGTATTTTCTGGAATAAAACTCATTTTTATGAAATATGTAATTACTGTTGAGGGTATTGAAGCTGCACCACAGGGCAGTAAAAGGCACGTTGGACGCGGAATAATGGTTGAGTCGTGTAAAAGGGTAGGTTCATGGAAAGATGCTGTGCGGTTAGAGGCAAATAGGGTAGTTGGGGATTTAATTGAAGAGCCAGTTCATGTCGAGCTAGTTTTTTGGTTTCTTAGACCGAAATCTCATTTAAACGCAAATTTAGAGCCTAAGCAATCTGCGCCAAAGTTTCCAAATAGGAGACAGGGAGATATAGATAAACTATGTCGAAGTACTTTAGACGCTTTGACATTATCAGCGATTGCTGACGATGCGCAAGTAGTAAGTTTGCAAGCCCGAAAATATTATTGCAATAAAAAAGAGACTACAAAGCCTCATACCTTAATAACGATACAAACAGTTAAAGAGTCGGGGGATAAGTAAGCCACCTCGCGTAGACCTCCCTGTCTTTTGTAGATTTTTGACTACAATTTTCCTAGACTTTCAGACCTTGCTTTGCAATAGGTCATCAGGCTCCCCGACTACATTTTGTTTAGTTCTACTTCCAAAGAGTAGCAGACCCGCGCGATCAATCCAGCATCTAAATATTCCTTTTCTCTTTCAATACCTTTTACACTTGGATTCTTTTTTAGAAAGTCCCTTAGAGCTGCGCCATCTTCCGCTCTGAGATACATAAAAATGTTCATCTATACGTTTGGATAGCGAGAGAATGTAACTTCTTACAACCCCACCATACACCTAAATAAGCGGATCATCGTATTCAGGGATATTTTCATTGTAAATTTTATCTTCAAGTTTTTTTATTTCTTCAAGCAAAGAAGTGGTTGCAGCTATCGCTACTTCCACTTGCTCTAGTGATCTTTTTTCACAAAGGTAATATTTCCATTTTTGAAGCTCTAGATAGCAAAAATGCATCTTAGCCTCGAATGCTAAAGATTGTTCAGATGGCATTTTCTTCATTAAATTTGTCGCTGGCCTCTTCATAGACGTCTTCAATATCGCTTCCGTTGATCCTTACATCAACGTCTAAACCGAACTTTTTAGCACATAATGTCAGGTTATGAAAAACAACAATAAAGAAAGTAGGAACAGTATCTGTGAAACCCCACTCATAACCATCTTTCCTAGAACAGTTTTGAACTAGCCTAATTTGATTATCAAGCTGTTTCATACGTGGTGGGAACATTCTTAGGAATCGTTGTTCTTTTTGATTAAGTGTCATTAGTTTTCCTCCTTTGTTGTTTTGTGTAAATCTTCAGAAAATTTATCAACCAAAGTTTCTAAGTCCTCTATATGATCTTCACCCCATGGGTGTTCTTTGTAGCCGATCAAAGCCCAAATAGTTAATTTTTTTTCCCAATTAGATAACTCCATTAGAAAGGCTGTCCCCAGTTTTCATATTGTTTAAGTGTGATTAGATTCTCTTTACAGAGTGCATCTGTGTAATTGTTCCAATCTTCTCTTTTAGCTGTAGCATCGCCACGTTTCCCAAAAGTTTTGAATAATTGTCTGAAGTCTTTAAGTGCTTCTGCTTTAGTCATTTTCTTAGGCATCGTTTTCTCCGTTTACTAAGTTGTTAATAAATCTGCCAGTAGTCTCACCATTTTCAAAGATGGCATGAACCATTCCATGATCGTTAATACCGAGTCTGACTTCATCAGAATTTAAGAATGGCTCTAGATAAGTAGGTAAGTAGTCATCTGTAAGCCACTTGCTATCTTGCTTAAGCATTAAAGCTAATAGTTGTGCAGCTGTAAAATTTCCATCTTTAGAAATGAATTTGCAATTAATTTTTTTGTCGAACATGATTTTAAGAAATAAATTTATTTAAAAAAGGTGGGAGTAATTAAACTCCCCAAACCTGATATCTTTCAACTAGCTTTGGTCTAGTGTCACAGCCTTCGTCAAAAATAGCTTTCAACTGATCCATGTTGTTCTGCCAAGTCCTAGTATCGTTTCTCAAAGTGTTAAGTCTTTCAACATCTGCTGCGGTAACTTTTTTGTAATGCTCTTCGTTAGAAGTATCCAATCTGTTGCGCTTAAGATTTTGAATTGTGTCATCGTACTCAGCGATCTTTTGGCCTAAAGTCTTGATCTTTTTGTCAGACCACTTTTCCATCTGAACAGCTAACTTAGAAAATCTTTCCCACTTTTCAGCTTTCTTAGCATCTTTTTCAGCTTGCAACTTAGCTTGTCTCTCTGCTCTAGCAGCATCTTCTTTAGCTTTCTGTGCGCTCTTGCCTTCCATTTCAGCACCATGTCTTTCAGATCTGAACTGTGTGTATGTGGTCAAATGGCCATTAGCTGAATTTTCACCATATCTGTAATTCCAGATCATGCGAACATAAATCTCAAATTTAGTAGCCTCTCTACGCTCTTCAATAGTCCTTTCGTCTGCGATGTAATCGTAAACGTGGCCATAAACACGACCTTCAATAAGGCCATTAGCGTGATTAACTTGTAAGTCTGAAGTTTTCCAGATGTATTCTTTTTTTGTATGGTGCTGTGCAATTCTTTGCTCAAGTAAAGCACAAGCTGAATCGGCTTGAGCCTGTGCATCTTTAATGATGTTTGAATAATGTGGGTAGAATCTAGGCTCTTCGTAACCAAATACAGGAGACTTTTCTTCTAGTCTTTTTTCAGCACAGATAATGTAACGTCCTGTGTAAGTGTGTGGGTATCTGATACCTTCTTTTTTATGTGTGTCAACCTGTAAGTTTTTGTGGTTGCACTTGTCCTGAACCTCAGAAATAAAAGCAGTAGTAATTGTGTTTACTAAGTGCTGCTTGAGGTGGTCTGGAGTAGTAAAAGTCATTTGCGAGAAAATGTAAAGGGCAGCCTCTTCAGGCTATGAATTAATTATGACTCATTAATAGTAAAACCGCAACACTAAACATCAGTAAACCTGTGTTATATTCAGATATTGTAACTTTCTAGGTAAATGGGTTTACATAGTTGTATTGATGCGTCATAATGAGTGAGCGGTAAGTACCCGCTTTTTTATCTCGCCAGTTTTATGGAACAATCACTTTTATTAAGTCTTAACGACGAACAGCTAGAAAACCTTGAAATGCTATTGGTAGAGGCCAAAGACAACCTTCCAGATGATGAGGAAGAGTTTCAAGCTGCACATGAAGATAGCTATGCTGGCACTATTCGAGAAGTGCTAGAGCAGATGGCCAAGCAGACTAACAGAGGTGTCGCACCTTCTGAATACATGAACTGTGAGGTTTAGTAATGTCTAAGAATGTTACCACCTACGAATGTGAAGCTGGCACGCTACTAAAGTCCTACGACACATTTGTTGCTTTTAAAGCTAAAGACTGTATGCACTTAGTCACTAAAAAACACCATAGCAAGACTACTAGCCGTCACATCAATGATTTTTTTGGCAGTTATGAAGTTACTGACACAGCTGAAAAAGTTTCACAGGCTTTGTTAGATGCAATGGGTAAATTTATCGAGGCACACAAATGAGAAATCTATTTCTAATGATTGCAATGTCAGGGTTATTCTATACGACCCTGTCTGGCACTCTCTACGACATGACAGTAGCAGATTGTAAAGCTGGTGTTGTCGCTGCTTGTAAGGAGATCGCTAGATGAAATTTGAACCAACCAAGGATAAGAAAGAAAATCTTTTCCAAGGCTTTTACATTTTGTTTGCTGCACCTACAGCCAAGCATCAAGAAGAAGTTGGCCAGATGCTATGCGTTATGCTAATGGATTCTGAAATAACACGTCAAGACGCGCAAAATGCGTGTGATAGAGCTATTCAAGCTCACATTACAGAAAAACAACTGGAGGCAACTTTTAATGGCTGATTTCGATTACAAAAAAATGCGCGACTATGTCAGCGCTGACCCTGAGGTAACTAAGCTCAGAGAAAAAAGAACTACAAGCTACAAAAGAATAGATACATTAAAACAATCAGCGCGTGAAAGCATAGAAAAAATGCACGGCTTGTATTTAGCCAAAAGCGCTGTTATGGAGAAAGTCCAATATGAGCCAGCAGGTGAGCAAGCTGATGAAGTTCTAGAAGAAATTACAGGTCAATGCTCAGATTGTTGGAACAGCGATTGGAGCAATTCATTAGATGTAATTTTTGATGGACAACTTGGTTGTGCGATTGTTATTGCAAATCTAGGAAAACAAATACACAAACTTTCTGAAGATATACAGCTAATTAATGGCTGTTTAGACACTTTAGAAACTGAACTACAAAAACAGTTCAGAGAACAATTTTACAAAGATCAACAAGCTAGCACAGAGGTAGAACTATGAACGGAATGCAACGTAATGGCCAGCACTTAGATTTCACTAATCCAAAAGTGCAGCAATGGCTTAAAGATTGTCCTTATGAAATAACATCACTACAACAGTTGTTGTTTGAGCCAAAGGATAAAAAGCAAGTTGAGTTAGTAGTAGAAATTCCTGTAGATGAATGTGCAGTTAATTTTCAATACTATGGCTTATCTCTAGGTGCTAAGACTAAAGAGTTAGAAGAAAGGTACGAAAAAATTGATGCAGAATACAAGAAATTAATTGTAAAAGAAGTTAGAGAAAGAAATCCAGTTAAGTTATTAGCACTAGAGGAAAGAACTACTAAATTGTTTAAACAAATGCGCGAAATAACCAAAGAGTTAAGAGGATTAATAGAGGCAGAGAAAAACAATGTATAACTCTATCTGTTTAACTCTGTTGGTTGTAGCAGCATACACAAACTTGTTACTGACCATAAAAAAAACTGGCAGAGGCGATCCCCTCGCCCATACCAGTTTCAACCCCAAGAACCGCCTCTAACGGCCTAATTTAATTATAACAATGATTATTCACGAAATCGAGCCAGTAACAGTTGACTTTGCAAGCTATCGAGCAGACCCTGCTTTCAGCGCTAGTGATCTAAAGATTATTACAAAACAAAATGCTAGAGCGCTATGGCATTCAAAGTTTAATGAACTGGCACCGCCAAAACTTCCAACACCCGCTATGAAGTTTGGCACTTTGTTCCATGCTATGACCTTAGAGCCTGAAGAATTTACAGCTAAATTCAAAGTTGTAGAAGATAGGCGCACTAAGAAAGGCAAAGAACAAGCTCTCGAAGCCGAGAAAAAAGGCATAACAGTAATCACACCACAAGATGCTGCATTAGCTGACAATATGATGCAATCAATATGCAGTAATTCTGTTGCGTGGGAACTGTTGGATAAAGGTAAATCAGAACAAAGTTTCTGGTGGTCACATAGTCCAACTGGTCTAGACCTGAAATGTCGTTGTGACAAAATTCATGGCGATACAGTAATAGATCTCAAGACTACAGGAGAGGGTGGCGCTTCCCCAGATGCGTTTACTAAAACAGTAGCAAATCTAAACTACCAACTCCAAGCAGCACATTATTTACAAGGTACAGGCGCTACGCGTTTTGTCTTTGTAGTAATAGAAAAAGTATTCCCCTACAACATAGGTGTTTACGAATTAGATAACGAATTTCTCGACAATGGTTATGAACTCCAAGAACAAGCGCTTCTTAAAATATCTGAAGCAACTACGTCTGGAAAATGGCTCGGATACACCGATACCGAACCCAATGGAATCCAGACACTCGACAAACCCTACTGGCTTGGTACAAACAATGACTAAACCAGAATTTAAGGTCATGCAAATGACACCTGAGAAAGCTAAAAACATTCTTATTTCAAAGAATAGGAATAATAGGAATCTCAAAGCTAATAACTTAAAACGTCTAGTTACAGCTATTGAAAATGGTGAATGGAAAGTCACCAATAATGGATTAGCTTTCGATGAGCAAGGCAACCTAATTGATGGTCAGCACAGGCTCGCAGCTATTGTGCAAACTAATAAAACACTTCCTATTTTAGTTTGTTCTAAAATGGATCCTCGTATATTCGATTGTGTTGATACTGGCGCTGCTAGAACTGCTGGTGATGGCATAGACATTCTTGGCAGTAGTCATGGAAAATACATTGCTGCTGCTATCAAGTGCTATCACTTATACAACAACTGGCCAAAACGTGCATGGTCTAGCACTGTTACACCATCTTCAGCGCAGATTGTAAAAATCTACGAAGAGAAAAAAGATCTTATAGAGGCTCTCTATTCTGTAATTGCTAAAAAACATAAAAATTACAAATGTTTTCCTATTAGTGTTGGTCTTTGTTTCACAATGATTTGTTTAGATGCTGGCTGGTCAGATCTACAAATGTGGGAGTTTTGGGACGCTGTAACATTAGGTGCAAATTTACAGCCAGATAGTGCTGTACTTTCCTTTAGGAATCAAATTACTAATGTTGAATACCGCAAACGCGGTTGGTTCTCTCAAAGGTTTATTCTCAATGCCTTTATAGTTTGTTTTAACAAGCACGTTCAAAACATTCCTACTATCAGGTTTATTGCACCAAGACCAGATACAAATATGTATAAGGTAGAAAAACCAGCACAAAAAGAAACATCAATCTTGGAGGTTATTAAAGCGCAATGAAGAAACCTAATTTAATCGGAGTAATTAAAGAAAGTGATACCTACATGAAAGGTAAATACAAATACGTTTCATGGGCTAGAACTTCTGAAATCCTTAATGAATTAGCCGCTGGTTGGGAGTTTCATTTAGAAATGCCACCAACTTATGAGACAACTGGTGTAGTTTGGGCTGCACCAGATGGCACAGGTTATCTTATGGGCTATTTTACAGATCCAGAGGGTAAGAAAGGTGCTATTTATCCGTATTCAATTATGGATTTTAGAAACGACCCTATGAAACTAGAAAAAATTTCTGCTAGAGACGTAACTGATTCACATAGACGCGGTTTCGTTTTTTGTGCAGCTAAAGAATTTAATTTAGGTAGTGAATTATGGTCAGGTAATGAGATTCTTAAAGCTAAAGAACCTGTAACACCATCTAAAAGACAAGCTAATGTTCAACCCAAACAGAACATAGCAGTTTTGGCGCGTGATGCTATCGTCAAGTCAACAACTGACGAGCAGCTAGATAAACACTTCAATACTCTAGTTTCAAGGCTAGATGAGGGGAAAATCAGCCAAGACCAATATAATAAACTTATTGACCTAATCAAAGCTAGGAGGAAAGCGTTAACAGCATGAACCAAATCGAACAGCAATTTTTAACATCTGACCAGTTAGCTGAAAGATATGGATTAAGTCCAGCAACTATTGCTGATTGGAGACGTAAAGATCGTGGACCAGAATACTACACACTTCCCAAATATGCGATATCATCGGGTTCCGCAAAGGTTCGCTATGAAGTCAAAGCAATCCTCGCATGGGAAAAAGAAAACAACATTACACCTAAGAATCCTTTTTAATCATGGCTAAAGTACAACCAGCATTTACTGCTAAATTCAGAATCGTTACTAATCCCAACCCTGCTAACGATTATGCACCAGAGAAAAATGTAATTTTCGATTTCACGCTTGAAAATGCACAAAAAGCTGCAGAGTTTTTTATGAATGCACATGACAATGCGCAAAAAAATGGTACAACAATCAGAGTCTATACAGACAAGAAAGAGTATCATGAAGAAGCTGGATTTGCTATTTGGGCTGGTATGTGGGGAAATAGTGGCAAACTAGCACCACTGCCACCTAAAGACGAGTCACAGAGCAAGCCAGAGCCAGAAGAAACAATTAGCGTTGATGACCTACCTTTCTAAGTTCCCTAGAGATCCTTATGAGGGTCAAATATTTTACGACCCTGATACTGATAGAACTTTTGAATGTGTATTTCGTGACCCTTTAGATCGAATGATTAATAGACACCAAGACCACTTTGTCTGGTGTGACATTAGTAAAGAAGTTTAGTTTGAGGCATTACAGTTACAGTAATTCAGTTGATCGCGGATTGAACTGTATTTAATTTGTAAGTCTGTGGGCGCAGTCGGAACACGTTTCAAACACAGAGTAGAGGTGAGATCTGGCAAATATGTATATAAGTCCTCAATCTTTCCCAAACAAAATATAATTAAGGCGCTTCATTAGAGGCGCTTTTTTTTTTATATTTCTTCTACTTTCTCGAAAATTTAGCATTTCTTGTTGCGTACACATTATTTCTAGTGCATTAGCAATAAAATGAGATTGTTTATGATTAGCTCGCGCTAACTGGCTTGCTAATTCTCTTAGTTCGTTTATATCTTTTATTGTAGATAATTCGTTGATAGCACTCTCTACTGCAAACTCAGATTCGAGAGTTGGTCTATTAGTAAGAATGTTAATAATACTTTTCACTTTACCTCTGGCCATAAATTAGCCTCTACATATTCAACAATTTTGTCATCTATTGTGTTGTCTGTAGATTTAGCTAAAGCCTTCAATAAATCTAGAATTAATTTTTTCACTGCATTAGTTTTGCAGAAAGTCAGCAGAATAGGTTTTAGTATTCGTATCATGGTTTTTTTGTGTTACTTTCCAAACATAGCTAATTTGCTACTATTAGACAAGATTACTAATTTTCATGGCAGAAGAGCAAGAAGAAAAAGAGGGTACGGATTGGGGTGAACTCTTTGGTCATGCTGTACGTTTTATGATTTTAGTTTGGTCGTTAGCGATGATGACTTTAGGCTATATGGACAAAATTAGAAATGATGGCGCGTTCTTAGCTGGCTTGACCAGTGGGGTTCTAGGTTCGTATGGTATCAGCGTAAACAAAAAGAAACCGAATAATACTGCTAAGATAATGGATAACAAAGACACTAATGTAGGTATCAAATGAAAAAATTACCAATTTTACTGTTATTTTTACCAACTGCTGCCTTTGCAGACATTTCACACCAGATACAAAATGTCGTATCTGTATCGACAATAGGTGCTAGTTCTACAGCCAATCGAATTGGTACAACTTTCTCTGCATCAGGTACAAATGTTACCCCAACTGCGAATGAAACTGCTAATGCTATAGGAACTTTAGATTTAACAGATGCTCAGATCACAAATGGAGTTCCTACCATCGACTCAACTACCACCTACGCTGTTACTACCGCTGGCGATGCTTGGAGTGTTTCCGAAACCTACATTCAAGGAGACGCAATACCAAGTGCAAATACTACTGTTACCGCTGGTGTAGTACCAGCTTTGCCTATTTTTGGCGATACAACTACATTTTCAGGTGGAGATATTGGGACAACAGCAATAACAATGGACTCTGGCGGTGCTATGACAGTTAACTTATCTGATACAGGCGCTGGTGTAACTGCACAAATGTCTAGCACAATAAAATTAGAAATTGATTAATGAAATGGTTTTTACTTTTGTTTCTAGGAATACCTGAAGCCTATGCGGGTTCTATCGTACCTTCATTCACTACTGGCCAAATGGAATCGACCTCTACAAGTAAAACAATTATTGTCGAAACTATTGTCACAGAAAATTATAGAACTGGATATTCATATTCAATGCAAGGCACAAATATACAGCCAGTTGAAGGCACAATTATTTCACCAGACGCTACATACACAAACACACAGACAGTTAATGGAGTATCGTTTCAATGGGTAACTCCCAATTTAACAACGAAACCACAATGGGAAGTAGTAGAAGCTGGCGAAGCATTTTCAATAACAGAAAATTTCCTTGCTCCGGGATTAGATGCGACAAGCACAATACAAAGAACAATAAATACAGAAAGTACAAGCACATCGCTAAGTATCTTCTCGCAATAAATTTTATATTTTTTCCTCCTGTAAAAGCTAATACAGTTAGTTCTCCAAGTGCTTCATCGTCAGGAACTGTAATCAATAATGGCTACCAAACTATTAATGGAGGATTTCCTACCATGTTTTTTGGCGGTAATGTTCAATGCCAACAAACAACACTTGCAGTTAACCCTTTTATTACTTTAGGAGAAAACTACCAGACACCTGAAGTACTTTTTACAGATACAAATATTTATGATTTATCTGAAGATGCAAATGGTAATCTTGTAAATCCCGGAACAATTTTATACACAGCAAGACAGCCAAGACTACAACAAACTACACATAATTTTAATTATGGGATTACTTTAAGTTTACAAATACCTTTAGGAGAGGGAACTGATTTATGTCTGGAAGCAGCTAGAAACCAAATTGAAGGTCAAAAATTTGCATTAGACAAAGCGAGACTTGAAGCTAATCTGGCAAGAATGAAAATTTGTGCAGAACAATTAAAGCTAGGAGTTATGCTAGTTGGAGAAGATGCAGTAACTTGTAGAAATGTAGTTTTAACAACGATTCCTAATCAAGTAGTCCCACATACACATGAAATCGAGCTAAATGACTAAATTTATCTATTTTACTCCTCTCAGATTGCTCTGTAACAGGCCTGTAATTATATCCCTATATGTTTGTACCATTGAAAAAGATGAACAACTGCTTGGGAGCCATAGCGTCAGACCTAGTTTTTCCATTTTTCTCGGACTTATTCAACGGGTCGGATAAATAAGATTGTTAACATCACATCAACAATTTAAAAAAATGTTGTCATAGCGGAGGACTATGGGACAGCAAACTTCAAACCTTTTACTGGTTTTGGTTGTTCGTTATTATTCTACTTTATCTTTTTTCTTCGTCAATTTTTTTACTATTTGCTTAACTAATGGTTTTACTGCGTTAAGTAATAATGGACTACTGGCAGCGACCAAGCCAATAACAGCAGTAGATACAATGCTAGAAACTTCTGGAATGTACTGATCTTTAAATGCGACTGGTTCATACAAAGTAATGCATTCTTTCCCATCTTCACTTAATTCATGGCCAATGACACGTTCTAAGCGTTTTTCGTTACGAAAATCTCCTACGCGTTGTTGTTTACTAGACGGACAAATAACATATTCAATTTTCTCTTCCTCTACTGGTTTAGGTTGTATTTGATTATTTGTGTTTGTTGTTTTTGGATCGAATGTTTGTGGTATTTCTTCTACATATATAATTTCGTTTTGATCGAATCGCATAGGATTAAAAGATGGAATATTACCTTCAGGACACGTTATAAAGGTTCCGTTATGGTCAGCTATCAATAAAGATGGATTACGCGTAGTTTCTAAGTCTCTATGCCAATAATTACAGCCCGGAATTTTTCCTTCTAATCTGTGTTGGAAAGGTGGATATTGTGGAACTTCAACTGATGGTATATTTATTTCAGGTATTTTTATCTCACTCACTTACCTAATAAAGTGATACCTTCAGGCAATGGTATTGAATCTCCTGTTGTATCTGGAATAGTTTTATCTAACATTTTTGGCATTTGGCCTGTTACATTAGAAAAAATTTCGTTCATTATTTTAGCTTTGAAATTTTCTGAAGTTACATACTTGTAAGAAAAATAAGCTGTGCCACTCATTGTAGCTACCATTAAGAATGAAATAATACTTAATGCGTTTGCGATTTTTTGGAACATGATAAAAGAAGCATTTTTAAAAGCGTTGACACCGATTACCTTTTTGGTTTTTGCTCTTGTGATCGGTCTAGCTCCACTATACCTGTTGGCTGGGATTCTGACTCGATATTCTTCAGGAGAGATTCCCCGAACTGAATACCGCCCTGCAAAACATTAATATTAATTACTGAATCCTCAAAAAGTTTTCTTGCTTTATCTCTAGTTTGTACTTGTTTTGTTAACTCTTCTTTCCAGAAAATAATTTGCTTTTTTATAGAATCTTTCATTTTAAACAATCGTAAGGGTTTCTCCTGATCCCACAGTAACAGTAACACCGCTATTTATGGTTATTGGTCCCGCAGCCATAGCGTTTTTGTTATTAGTTATAGTATAGTCCGTAGTTACAGTTTGGTCATTTTCATAAAATACTTCATCTGAACCACCGCCTGTAGCACCAGCCGATATGCCTGTAAGATTAGATCCATCAACTGCGGGAAGTGTTGAAGGAAAACGTGCATCAGGTAGTGTTCCAGAATTAAGATTTGAAGCATTACCAGCGGTAAAACCACCAGATGTTCCTGTTGTATTTTGGTTAAGTGTCCCTACTGTGAAATCTAAAGTTCCATCTGAGTCTTGATATGTAACAGTAATTCCTGACTCTGTATTGCCAGTAACCATTCCTCCGACAATATCTTGAACTTGCTCATTGGTCAGAGTTGCAGTAATAAATCCAGCACCATTTGTAAGCTGATTAGTGTTAGTGACATTAGTTGCTCCACTAGCAATTCCATCAAGTTTCGTACCATCAGTTGCTACGTCACGACCATCTACTGTTCCTGTAACTGTGATGTTTCCTGTTACATCAATTCCGCCACCATTAACATCTAAATATTTTGTGCCACCTACATTAAATTCAAATCTTGTATTTGCTGTTATATCTAAAATAGCTGTTCCGTTTAAAATATTAAAATCGTTTACATCTAAAGAAGCACCTAACTGCGGTGAGGTGTCATTTACAAGATCAGTAATGTATCCAGCACCATTTGTAATAGCATTGTTGTTAAGAGATATGTTTGCTGACCCATCAAAGCTAACCCCTGCAATAGTTCTCGCAGTTTCCAAAGCTGTAGCTGTAGCAGCGTTTCCAGTAGTGTCTTGATTGAGAGTTGCGACTCTAGCTGCTGCAAGCGTTCCAGAGGAAATATTTGAAGCATTTGTTGTATCTGTAGTTGCCGAAGATGCAAGGCCAAGCATTGTTCTGACAGCACTTGGAGCAATTTCTTCTATAACACCAGCACCACTAGAATCTCTACCTAAAAGTCTGTCTGTTGCTGATACGTTTTGAATCTTGGCATAAGTAACCGCGTCATTATCAATGGTAAAAGTGTCACCGCTATTACTTACAGTTATGTCTCCCTTGTCTCCATCGTCTATACCACCGCCAGAAATTTCAGCTACAGAATTATCATCTTTTTTTGTGAATAATTTACCTGTATCCGTTCTGATTGCAACTTCGCCAACAACTAAATCACTAGCACTTGGGTCACTGCCACTCGCATTTTTAAGTTTAATTGTAACGGCCATTTGTTCACCTCCTTAAGAATCAGCGTTCAATATGTTCCGCCATTAATATCGAAGCCAGAAGTAGAGCCATCTTCAAGGAATGTAACCAAGTCAGACAATGCGACTTGTTTCATTGTGCCATTATCATTCATAACCATACGATCAGCTGTAGCCAAAGTAGTAGAAGTAGCAGAAGTACCTCCGTCCATTATATTTAGTTCAGCAGTTGTTACAGTTGCTCCGTCTAAAATCTGGACTTCACTTTCTGACAAATCAGCTAAAGCGTTTGCAGTTGTTTGACCCATAGTTGCAAGCTCTGTTAGCTTGTCTGAATGTGGTTCTACGTCAGTTCCTATTACTAGACCTAATGCTGTCCTTGCTGCGCTGGCGCTTGTTGCTCCTGTACCTCCATCTGATACAGCCAGAGTTCCTGTAATAGAACTTGCAGCTAAATCAACAGCTATTTCAGTTGATTCAATTACGAGACCACCATTAGATTTTAAATCAACAGATAAAGTATTAGCACTCTTGTCCATGCCATCGCCAGCAACTATCTGACCAGCACCACTAAACTGAGCAATAGTAAGGTTATTCGTACCAACAACAGCAGATCCCTTATCTGAAGTACAAACAAATCCATTATCAGCATTAACTGTTCCTTTTTCTACAAAAGTAAAGAATCCAGCAGCGTCTGCACCAGCTGCTAAGTCATCTGCCCTAGCTGGACTAGATCCGACTACGTAAATACCATTTTCTGAAGCTGTTGACTGATCTTTTACGAGTACTCGATCATTTGTAGAAAGAGATACACCATCTAAAGTGTCACCATTATTTAAAGCAGTAGATATTGTAATATTTCCTGTTGTTGCTGCTATACAAGAATCTTTTACGTCTAATCCTTGGGCGACTCCATCTACATAGCCTTTGTTAGCAGCGTCAGCGTCAGCAGTTGGGTCTGCTAAATTTGTAATTTTCTGCGAATTTAAAGATACAGCGCCATCAGGTGCAGTAAATTCATTTAATTTTAATAAATCAGCAGCAACTAAAGCTCTAAATGTAGGTGCAGCAGCACTTCCAGAAGCAGCACCAGCTAAAACATGGTTAGTTGTTCTTGTATCGGTTTTATTAAAAAATGCACCAGCACCACCAACAGTAATAATCGAACTTGCAGAGGGTGGAGTAGAACCATTATCGCCAAATCCATAATATAATTTCAAATCTGCTTCGTTAAAAGCTAATTCAGATGGAGATAAACTAGAGGGTGCGCCAGCACTACCAGATGCTGCTCTTTTTTTAATTCTTATTGTGTTAGACATGGCCTAAAAGTTTCCTCCATTAACAAGTGTAAGTTTGGTAGTTGTGCTATCTGCCTTAAATGTAGCAGAAGTAGAGTCATAGTAAACAACAGAGCCATCTACTTTGCTTGAATCGTTCAAACTTGTATTAGATGTTGTGAAACTTGGACCTTGTGGACCAGCTGTAGTAACCTCAACTGTGGTTACATCAGAAACCTGTGAAACTGTAACAGAATTAGGACTGCTCATGCTGTGTAACCTACCAACATAAATAATGTACCTCTAATATAAACATTTTCTTTAGCATTAGGTTGTGTTAGTTTGAAATCGTAGTAAAGCAAATCAGGTGTGAAAGTCGTTGTTTGGTCATCTGTCAGACTTACATCAATAATTCCATTTGCTCTGTCAGTATAATCAACTGTCCAATCTGCATATTTTGTAGATCTATCTTTATCGTAAACTTCACCAGCAACAGTGTATCCAGTTAAATTTATAGCGGAACTCGTACTGTCTTTAAATGTCAGACGCATTCCAAAATCTGATCTACGTACAACTTTAAAATCTTTTGTAGCTGGAATAATTGCCATTATACAGTTACTTCCATTACAGTTATTGAAGAAGGCTCTCGTGAAGAATTATCGTCATTATCGTCTCTTGTTCTAAAACCTACTCCTGTAGTTTGTCCTGATCTACCACTTATTTGAACTTTATATGTGGTAGCTGAAGTCGTTGACGGAGAATCTAAAAAACAGCAAAAGTTTGTACCTCCACTAAATCTAGTATTATCGCCATCAGCACCATAATGACCAGACATTGAATATAATTTTCTACTACCAGCACTATCAGGTTGATATAAAAGTGTAGAGCCTCTAACAATACTCAATCCACTACCAGCATCTCCACTAATCACAGCACATTGAATTAGTATTAATATTTTATTTGAGCTTGAGCTTGGAGTTATTGAAACACTTAAACCAGTAACATCAACCAAACTGGTTGATGTCGTACTAAATGTATTAGTTTTAACTGTTTGAATCACTTGTATTATTCCACCGTTTGCACCACTTGGTAGGCCACCGACAGGAACGATTGAATTGACTTTAAGTTGGCTCATAATTAGCTAGGTTTTGTAGGCCAAGTAATATTTGATAATTTAATATCACTAGGAGTTTGATTTGAAGGCAAATCTCTTAACGCTTGCCTGTATGCTTTTTGTTCATCTGTAGCTGTTCTGTCTGAAACAGCCCACCAATCAGATTCAGCAAGTAATTTATTTCTTTCCTTTCTTAATTCTTCCATTGGATATCCATTGTCAATTTCAATAGCTTTAGCATCTAAAGCAGATTGTGAAGGTGGTGTAATTCCATTTCCAAACTGTCTAAAAGTAACAGAATCATCTGGGTTTAAGTCGCATATTATTTGATATGGTTGTCCAGCCAACAAAGTTTCCGCAGCTTGCATATATGCTTTTAATTTATTATTCATAATTATGGAAACTCCGTAAAGAAAATTTTACTAACACCACGACCAAATCTTACCGCTTGTGTATCTGATTGAGATATATTCATACTAAAATTAGTCTCTCCTATAAGATTTAATTTTACATTTATTGTCTGTCCAGAGTTCCATGTACCATCAATTAAAAATTGAGTGAAAATACCAACATCACCTGTATACATGCTGTCTCCTCTTATATTTGGAAACATATTTTTTCCATTACTTGAATTATAATTTGTTGAATTGTAATTGAAATCAGTATAACTTCCACCACCAACATTGTATTGAGCATTAAAGTTGTTATCTCCATTAGAAGCAGCAACGTGTCCATGGATTTCAAAGCCAACTAATAAATTTGTATTAGTTCCACTTACGACAAAATCTTTATTATCTACTGCTACAAGAGAACTTGTGTTATTGCTATAGACTGTTATCTGAGACATTGTAGATTGTTGAAACTTTAGGACTCTTGATAAAGTATTACCAGATGTATCCTGTAGTGTGTTTACTTTTAACGTACTCATGGTTTAGGATTAGCGTCTTTTACAGCTTTGATGTGAGTTGCCCATGTGCCAGATGTTGTGACAGTTCCAGCAACTATATCCTTATATAACATATCTAACTGATCTCCTATAGAAGCGTAGGTAGTTGAACCATCAGTTGTTCTATCTGTCTTGTACTTAACAGCAGCAGCTTCATTATCTAAGGTAGCTCTTGCAGCATCTATCTTAGTTTGATCTAAAGTTACAGAGTTACCGCTTGCATCAAAAGCACCAGCACTATCATCAATAGAAACTACCGTTCCAGCATATGCTTTGTAAATTGCTTCGTGATCGTAGGCCATAATCAGTTTTTAATTAGATTATACATGGAAGTAATCATGCTGACACCTCCATTGCTGTTAAAACTGAAACAAGTGTTGGGTATGAAGCAGAATCAGTTGTGTTTGC